ACCTGCATTTCTTCACCGTTAAAGGTCAAAAACTGCTGTCTGAGTACCGACACGCTGTCCTTTGTGAGCATATCGAGTGTGATTTTTTCTTTAAGTTCCATAATTTTACCTCCGTTATTTAATTTTGTACGAGCAAATCACATTAATTTGCTCGCCGTCTGCGAATGTATATGCGGTCTTATCCTGAGTCGAAAACTGTAGCCAAGTGTTATTTTTCGGAATGGCAAATTTAAAGAGCTTGCCAAGGTTTGAAATACCGACACAAAAAACATTGTCCTCGGCAATGCATTTGTACGGCAAATCAATCAGCGGATATGTGCTGTTTGCTCCAATTGTAGCCGCATTCATTTTGACCGTTGCACTGACGATTACGATGTCACCAATCGTCTTATATGTACAGCTTGCACTTTTAATTTTATCGGCAACGGTCGAATAAGGTGTCAGCTTTGATGTGCCGCTTTCAATATTTGACGAATCGTACTTAGCCGCAAGAAGTGAATCGACCTCTGACGCAGAGTAAGACTTAGTCGGTGTGTCGCCAGACTTAGCAGTTGGAACATAAATTAAGCGACCACCGACAACCCGACTACGGTAGCCAACACCGTCAATACCGCGCCAATTGAAAACGCCCGCCTGACTGGAAGTGTTGAAACAACCACCAAAACGGGTAATACGATAGCCGTTCAAATTTGATTCGGCATAGAAGTAATCGCCAACAGGAAGTGCGTTTGTTCCGCCGATTTCTGACGGCATCAGCAACCAATCATAATTCTCACCGCCATAACCCATTGCGTTAATAAAACCACTTGCATTTGCAAGAGTGAAACCGACAGGCTCATAGTTATCAGAGTGTGTCGATTCATTGAATGTGAAGTCGTTTGCAATATAGGGCTGACCACCGCACATCGTGCCATCGCCCCAAATGTTTATACCCTGAATGTGTTTCCATAGGTTACCCCAAGGATTTTCGACACCACGGTATGAGACAGAGACCTTTCCGCTTGCTGTTTCAGTAGTTTGAACACCGCCTTTTTCGTTGATGGTTTCGGTTGCCTGACCTGTTGCATTTCCAAGGTCAGCGGTTGAGCCTGTCAAAGATGCACAGTTGTATGAACTGTTGTCTGAAATACTAACAACACCCTGACCAATGCCTGTCTGCGAGTTCATCATTGCAAGCTCAATCATCATCAGAAGTTGATTTGCACTTACTGCCTCTATTGTTTCGAGGTGCCAGCCTGAACCACGATTTTGTGCCATTAGTTCTAAATTCGACTTGGTTCCGATTCCTTTTCTTAAGCCACTGATAGGTTTTTTTCCTGCAACTGAACAGAGCAAATCACCGTCTTCGTAAGTAATGGACTCATCAACATTATCATTCACATAGGCTTTAGCGGAAACATCATACATGCTTCCCTCATCGGCAGAAAAAAGAATGTAATTAATCGCATTGCCATTTTCATCATAAAACGCAGGATGAAGTTTGAATCCTGTTTTGGGTTTGGAGCTGACATAATAATTCGCTTTCCGTAGATGATAGCCAATTCCTGAATCAGTGTTTTTCTCCAATTTAAGCGGAACAACTTTATAATAGAATGCAGGCTGATAAACCATTACCTGACCATTTGAGCCGTCCTCGGCATAGCCTTCATCGCCGTAGTACGCTGTGATTGTTCCGTCATCCGAAACATTACATCTTCTTCTGCCGCCGTACATTGTAAATTTATTAAAGTCTGCACCTTGTGAAAGATTGACCGCTCCTGCAAGCCGTTTGAAAGTTTTATTTTCGTAGTCGACACAAAGTCCTACTATGTCTTCGTCGGTGTAGCCAATGTATGCTTTAACATCATCAACCTCTGCCTTGTCTGCTTTTTCGCCAAGCAAATCATCGGTTTCAGTCTTATCGGCTTTTGCAAGAAGAGCGTTGTAAACTGCTCCGCTCGTGAGATAACACGGGCTGTTGAGCGTAGGTTCACTGTCAAACGGCATTGAATTGAGCTTTTGGGTAAGTTTTTGGTCTGTTTTTTCCTTCGTATATGCGTCCGTAATTCCGTACCCTGCGAGTGTAGTACTTTTATCTGCTTTTTTCGCAAGATTTGTGTCAACCGTATCAAGCCTTGCTCCAAGCGAATTTTGACCGCCTCTTGCCGTGGCTATTTCGGATTCAAGTGCAATTGCTCCGTTTGTTGCCCGTTCAATCCCCTCGTCCATATGGTTGAGGTTGTCGGCATTGAGGGGCGGAGCAGAGCCGTTCACAAAGACAATTTTATTGTATTTGTTCATTTTCTTTTACTTCCTTTCCTAATCGTTTTTCGCCCTTTGATGTGAGGGCAGTTATAAATCCGTCCATTTTCTTATTGAAAACAAATGTTTCAATTGTCGGCAAATCTTCAAACGGAGTTTTAATTGTGTACTTATCGCCTGCCTCAAGCCACCAATACGAAAACAGCTTAATTTTTGTCGGGCGGTATTTATATACATCACCAAAAAAATTAACAGAATTATATTTTGTGCCGATATCACTTGCTGTTGTTCTGCACCTCATCAAAATGTTATCGGAAACATACCACGAAAAATCGTTACTGTTGCCATACAAAAACGCTTTTTTATCAGCAAACTTAGCACTGTACATACAGATAGGCTCAAGTTCGTAATCTTCAAAGGATAAATCTTTGTACGAATCGATTGTTTCAACGGAAGATTGAGAATACAGCCTTTTAAAACGCATTTTTCCGTCGGCATCTATAACGGCAAAGCTCAAAGTTAATTCTGCATAAGCTTGGATTAAATCTGACAAGGTAATGTCCTTTATAACCTTTTCCACGCAGGTATCATCAAATTTCAGCGGTACACTAAAAACAGATAAGCTCGGCGGTGAAACCCCTGTAATCGCATAATCTTTGGCAAATTCTGCGATTATTGAATAAAAGCCCTTAAAATTATCGTCTTTTTGATAGTGCGCATAACCATAGTTCTCTTTGCCTCCAAACCACAAAGACATATCCACCTTTGACATATCATAAAAAGCGTCATAGGCTGTGATTTTGACGATGTTACGCTGTTTTTTATCTCTTTGAGCCGACTGAATTTTACCGTAGAAAACAGGACATTCAACCGTTCCTGTTTCGGCAGGACAAATAAGAGCATTTGACGGGTACAAATCATCTGACGGATACAGCTCCGGTTCAAGATATGTTGCCGTTATGATGACCTGTACCGTCTTTCCTATCAAAGCCGAGCAATCATAATCAATGAGTTTCACGCTCATTTCAGAGGCTATGCAACCGCCGAATTTCAATTCTTTTTCAACGATTTCATTTTCAAGCGAAAAGCTGTCAAGCACGATACTTTCACCTGTTATATCCTCAAAACTGCCGTCGGGGGAATGCAGGGCAACGGTGTTGTAAAGTGTGTTTGTTTTCAGCTTATCAGCAATTTCTTTAGATACAAGCATTTTTAAGAATCACCCCTTAACACTCAATCAGCTCAACAGTAATCGGCTGATAGGTTATATCATTCTTTTCGGCATTCATTACGGTATATTCAATATCAGGAATATAAAAATAAGAGGTGTAATAGCTGTTCGTTTCATCATTCCAATAAGTTACCCTGCACTTTCTCTGTAACTTATTCGCCATTGAGAGGTTGATAATCGACTGAAAATCAATCTTTTCGTCAAGATGAAGAATGTGAGTTGAAAACGAAATTTTTGTTTTGTAATTTGGCAGCGTTGCCCTTTGAAGCGTACCGTTCTGATCTCGTTCCGCAGAAGTTTCAAGTCGCTGATTCGGAGTTGATGAAAATGCGGTAATGTATTTATTCGGCATTATGTTGTTGCCGAATTTAAGCAAATAGCCGTTATAATTTGACATATCATCCCCCCTTTATGCAAATGCGGATTTACCGTTGTGTCTGCGTCTGTAAAGCTCATCCTGTCTTATCATTTCTTCAAAAAGCGTTGAACCCTCAAGCTCGGCAGTAAACGAATAAGTGTTGCCGCCGTTATTGCGAAAGATAATGAACATTTCATAAATGCGTTTAAGCAGGTCAAGAATTTGTGTGAGAATCACTGTATCCTGACCGCCCGAATTGTCGAGCATACCCTGTAACTTGTTAAGAGGGGAAATAACCTCAGGGTTACCGCTGTTAGCGCCTGCGTTATCGCCGACAACCGCAAGTGTCGGAGCTTTAACAATACCGCCTTTTGCAAATTTTCGTGCCGGAGATTCCGTGGGTTCTTCAAATCTCGGAATGAGAGGCGGATTTTCAGGCATTGAAAAGCTCCAATCCTGTCCAAATGCCGCGCCGATAACACCCGCAATTCCGCCGATTGAATTAACAACGCCAGAAACAAAGTTATAAATGCCCGTCCACAACGCATTTATGCCGTCAATGATAGCGTTTATAATGAACTTAAACACGGCACAAATGCCGTCCCAAATACCTTTGAAGAAGTCGTAGATACCCTGCCATGCTTTTTTCCAATCGCCTGAGAAAACACCTGTAATGAAGTCAATAAGACCGCCGAATGTTTTCTGTATAGAGGTAACCAACCCACCGATAAATGTAAACACATTATCAAACACCCTTTTTACGGCATTGAAAACATTCTGAAATATAGGTCCCCAAAAACTGACAAGCCAGTTTACAAATGGTGACAGGAAGTTATTCCACACGGTTGAAACGCAGTCTGCAACCTTACCGAAGAAGTTTATTGCACCCTCAAAAACAGGCTTCAACCAGTTTTCCCAAGCTGATTTTACGATTGCTACGATAAAATCCCATGCAGGCTTAATCCATTGATTGTAAACATTCATCAGGGTTGTGCCGATGTTGGTGAACATATTGCAGACATTCTGAAAAATCTGCTGTCCGTTGCCGTTCCACCAATTACTGATAATTGTTCCGATATCTCCGAAAATTTGACCGATAAAGTTAAACACATCTGCAAACTGCAATTGTAAATTTTCGAGAAATTCAGTGATTGTTGCACCGTCATTTTCAGTCCATTCAACAAGGCTTTCGGTTGCAGTTGAAAACGCACCCGAAACAACTTCGCCGACTGAGCCCGCAAAGGTTGTAAGACCGCTTAAAAGATTGGAAATTGATTCTTCCATTTGAGGGCGAACATTGTCAATTGCATTGCCTGCAAGTGTACCGAAATTATCAAAAAATGTTGAAAGGTTGTTATAGCCGTTTGTAAGATTGTTGCCTATGGTGTCGATAAAGCCGATAATCTTTTCCCTGTCTTTTGAAATCCACTTAGCAACACCGCCTGAAATGGTCTGAAACGACTTTCCGCCGATTGTTGCAACAGCTCCGAATGCAGAGCCAATTGCCCCGAGTTTTGCAGAACCGACCTTTTGCATTGTGCCGAATGCCTTTTGAACTATGGGAGCTGCATTATCAAAAACGGTCTTGCAGTTCTTGCCTATAGCTGACCAATCAACCTTGTTAATACCTTTCTGTACATTCTCGACAAAGCCTTTGAATCCGCTTTTTTCGTATAGATTTTTGAATGCCCCCGAAAGGTTTTTGCTTGTGTCCTTGACAACATTCTTTGCAACAGCTCCGCCTGATGAACCGCCCGATGAGCTTTTTGATGAAGATGTATCTGACTTTGAAGATGAGCTGTCAGAGCTTGAAAGCACATTCAGCTTGTCAAAGCCCGCTACACTTCTCTTTGCTTTTTCGGAACTTTTCTGAACATTATCAAGTGACTTTGAACTGTCATCTGCCGTATTCGTAAGGCTTTTGGCAGAATCGGACGCAGATTTGATATTACTTGCGGTGTCGTTGCCTGTATCCCAGCCGAATACCTTTGAAAGCGATTCGACCGCACCTTTGGCATATTCCGTTAAAGTCGCAAGTGCGGAACTCAACCGCTTTACAACCTGAGTTGCCACCTGTAAAATAGGCTGACCGACTACGGCAAGGAGCTGTTTCCAACTTTCTCTTAGGTTGCCTGTTACATTCTCCCAACCGTCTGCTTCACGGCTTGCCTGTCCCATAGCACCCGAAAGCTGATTAGCGTCCTTGACCATTTGCAAAAGCGTGAGCTGTTTCTGCGATTCCGACAAATCCGTAAACGACTTACCATACAGCTTATTAGCCGCCGCATTTCGTGTGGTTTCAGTACAGGACAAACCGAGTGCGGCATCATTTTCAAAGTTGCCTTTAAGAAACGATTTCAGGCTTTCTGCGGTGTCTTCAAGCGAACGGTCGTAATATGCGGCACTGTCGGCTGTTACCTGTAAAGCCTCCTGCATCATACCCAAAGCACTTGAACTGTCCATACCCGTAGTTTTCGCAAAGGCATAAATGCTTGTGCCGACACCTTGTAATCGGGTTTCAAGAATACCGCTTTGATCGGCAACGCTCTGAATGGCTGATTCTGCCTGCGACTGCATTGTGCCGAAAGTCTGCTCAAACTGTGAATTTGCCGCATTGACTTCCGCAGCCGATTCAATGCACTGCTGACCGAACTCCTTGATTTTGGCAACGGAAAAGGCGGCAACCACAGCCGCACCGATTTTCTTAAACGAGGATGAAACCGAATTGCTTAACTGCTCACCGCTGCCTTTGATGTTTGAAAACTCTTTCTCGGTTTTCTGAGAAACACCCTCCGCAACCTTTGAAAAGGACTGTTTCATATCAGTGCTTACATTTTCAAAATCTTTTGAAAGACTTGAAAATGCCGAATCAAACTTTTTGGTAATTGAATCGGAAATCTTATGCAATGTTTTTGAAATATCATCACCTGTCAGCCTGACATCAAGCTCAATTTCACCCGCCTTTGTCGCCATATTCACCACTTCCTTTCATTTTAGATTTTTTAAAAACAGGCATAAAAACAGCGCACACCGCTATGATGTACGCTTAAAAATTTTGCAAAAGAACAGCCACCCCATTTGGAGTGGTTGTTTTTTACAAGCTTGCAAAAAAGTTTTGAAATTCTGCAAGAACGGTGTTCATATCTTCGTCTGAATAGTGCTTTACATTCCTTGACCGCCATTTGTTGCGGATTTTATGCTGTGACGAAGTAAAGTTTTTCAAGACCTCTTTGTCGGTTTCAAGGCGAATTTGAACCGTTCTTGCAAGCGGTGTTTCGGGTCCTAAGCCTTGCAGAAGTGAGCAGAACTCATTCCAACTCATTTTTGCAAAATCCTTTGAATAAATGCTGACCCCGTACTCCGAGCGAAAGCTCGACACGATTAAATCAAAGTCATCAATCAGGTCGTAGCCGGGGTCTGAACTTCCCCCTCGTCAGTCAAATCGCCTGTTGCAATTTTGGCAGATTCGCTGATAAGGGCGTTGAAATCGTGCATATTCAGCTTTAACTTTTCAATCTTTTCTCTCTCGGATTCATCAAAAAGAAGATGATACATTTCGATAACATCTTTACTTTTACCGTTGCCGTCCTCAAAAAGAGCGGCAACCTTGAGCATTGACACTGCGTCATTGTTAATAACAAGTTCCGTGTCCTTTACCTTTACAATCGGCTTTTCTTCAAAATTAAGTTTGTCGGTAATATCAATAAGCTTTGACATAATCGTTCATTCCTTTCTGACTTAGGCGGCAGTTGTATATACGGGTTTGCCATTTGACATAACTTCAAATTCAAGCGGAGCAACACCCGTACTTGCGCCTGCACCGTTTGATGTAACGGATACAACTGCATTTTTAAAGAGGACGGTTGAGCCGTCGGGGAAAGTCCACATAAACGGAACTTCTACCTTTCTGCCGTTTTCAAATGCAAGGGCGGCAATCTGGTCATTGCCTGCGTCACCGATTGTACGCTTGCCCTTTACCGAAATTGTGATTGACTTTGCTGTCATAAGCCTTGACTTCCAGCCCTCGTTTTCAAAGGCTGTCCATTCCTCGACACCGTTGTCAAATGCAACGGAAAATTCTTCGCAGTTAGCAATATTTGTCGTGGCGGATTCTGTTCCTGCCTTGCCAACCGCAAACTGATTTTCATAGCACGGGAATACTCCCGATTCAACTTTTGCCATAAAATTACTTCCTTTCGTAATAAAATTTAGCCTCAATGACCTGCTCATACACACCCTTGTCATCTGTTCCCACATCAACGGGTTCTTCCGTGAGCAGTTCGATTATATAGATTTTGTGTTCCTTAATTTCAACATTTTTAATGCCGTAAAGCGTTTCGTAAAGTCTGCGTGCAAACTCCTCGGTTTCTCTTGCGTTGTCGGTGTAATGGATAAGCAAAGACACGCTTATTGTATCGTAGGTGCTTTCACCGCCGATTGCCCTTGTGGGTGTTCCCGACTGCTTTAATGAATACACACCGATTGACCTGTCCTGCTTGTTGTCAAGCTTGCCGATGTAATAATGTTCGGCTTCTGTAACGCTTTTAAGCCAATCTCTGATGTCTGATAAGTAAATCAAAGTCCTGTATTTCTCCTATATATTTTAGTGAATGTTTGACTGCAAAAATTTTGTCTTGTACCGCCTTTGAGCCAATATCGAAACCATTTACCGCCTGCACTTTTGTTCGCACCGTGTTTTTTACCCTCGGAATCCGTCCACACTTCTCTGTGAAAATTATACTCGGGGTGAAAGTACAACCGCCTTGCATACGGAGTATCTGACACAATTTTAACTACCCCCTTTGCACTTTGTGAATAATCAACAGAGGTACTATCGTTTTGAAGTATGCTTGTATCAAACGGCATTACCTGTGCGTTTTTCACCTGTGTAAGAAGTGCATCACCTGTCTGTTCAAGAGCCTGTTGCTTTGCCTTGTCAAGCTGTTTTACAACAGGAATATTGAGTTTGATTTTTGATGATACCGAAAATCCCATTAAATCACATCCAATTCCGTAAAATTAACTGTACCGTCAGGGTTGCGGTGTTTAATGCTCTGCACAATATTTCTCTTTACGCCGTCAAGGATTACAAAGCCACCACTTAAATTTGGGCTGTCGGGAGCAATGTCGCCGTCAAAAAGCAAGACAGCCGACACCTGAACAATTTTCTGTTCTTTGGTATAGACTGTCTTTGCCTTTGACTGCATATTACACAAGGCAGAGCCACCGTGCAGGGTTGCTGACGGGTACAAGCTGTCGGAGGGATACAGATTTTTGCATTCAAACACGGTCATGGGTGCTCCGTCTTCGGTAACACCCTCACCGTAGATTGTGACCTCGACAGGAGTTTTGCAGAACTGCTTTTTTACAAGTGACGGAAATTTCACGGTTTTCACGCACCTTTCAGACTGCAGGATAACAAAGTCCTGTTGATTTTAGCAACGCATAGAGGTCGGCAGGAATTGCCACTCCGCTGATACACATTAAATTCCAGCTTGCGCCAAATTCCATTGATGTGCCGTTGATTGAATAGTTTTTCAGGTAGGAAGAAATCATATCGGCATTTTCTTCTTCAAAAGCAGTAAGTCTGCTATGCACTCTGCTGATGATTCTCTTCTGCATTTCCGAAAGTTTTTCAAAATCAATGCGGTTAAAAGTCAGAACATCAATGTGTTCGGCAGAAACAATACTGTTTTCATCTCCGCCCTGATGTTCAATGTAATCGGCATACATTACGCAACCGCCGTTGTGTCAACATCGGCATAAATGCTGTCGATTTTGCCGTCCTTGCCGTTCGGGAATACGAATGTGTCTGAAAGTGAACGGTTCTGATAGAGCCAGCCGTCACCCTCTGTGTGTGAGCCGGGAGCAAAGAAGTAAATGCTTGAAATCTTCGGAACAGTCTTGCAGGTTTCACCGCAGGCAACAAGAACATTGATTTTGTGAGCACCTGTTGCAGGCTCAAAACCGCCGTCATCGGGGTTAAAGTTGAAGTTATCGTAGAAACGCTCATCGTCAATAACCTCGATGATAGGGCAACCGTCAATCTCGGTCACTCTTGTTTCAATGCCGATACCGCCCTCTGCAATCTGTGTAAGCTCAATTTTACGAGTGAACTCTGTTGACTGTTCAAGGCAGTCCATAATGTGAGATGTCACATAGGCAACAAGTGTGCCTCTTGCCTTGTATCTGCGGAGCTTGCCGGCAGAGAGAATTGTTTTGAGCTTTGAATAAGCGTTCTCCTTAGTCCACTCCGATGTCTTTGTTGAAGAATGATAGCCGTCTGTTGCCTGTGCCTTTGCGGCAACCTTTGAGAAGAAAAGTGCATCGGTTTCGGGAGCAACCTGTGTCTGTTCAAATGTCTTTGAAATGTTCTCAACGCTTGCAGTCGAATTTGTTTCATCAACATCTGCCTTGTCAACGAGAAACTCAATGTCACGGTCGTGTTCACAGGTGAACGGAACATCGGTCTGAACATACTTGCCCTTGTTCCACCCGCCGTTGCGATTGTGGTTCTTAAAGCCTGATGTACTCATCTGTGTGAAGTGGAAAGTTCTTGCACCAACCCACTTTACATTTGAAGTGATGAACGGTGATGTAAGTGTGCCCTGAACAAGAATTTCGAGCAGGTCAGGGCTGAACTGCTCGGCATAGTTATTTGTGTTTGCCATGATTTTTTTAATCCTTTCTTTGGTTAAATATTAAATCTGTTCCATTTTTTGGTAGGAACATTTGCCTTTGGTTTTGTACCGTCCGATGTACCGTTGCCGTCACCGCCGATTTTCTTAACTCCTGTGCCGTTCTCGGCAGGTTTGCCCTTGAGTGCGGGGATATCGTCAAGCACCTTTTTAACAGTCTCTGTCAGCTTTTCCGCATTGACCTTGCCGTCCGTCACAGCCTTTGAAAAGTCTGCAATTTTAAGCACATACGGAACGGTTGCAATGTCAACGCCCTGTTTTACGGCTTCGAGGGTTGCCGACTGGTTGACTTCTGCCATAAGCTTTGCGTTGTTTGCAGATTCAACTTCCGACTGCATTTTTGCAAAGTCGGGAGTGTTCTTGGCTTTCTGCTTTTTAAAAGCACCGATAGCCTCTTTCATCTCATCGGCTGACAATCCCTGCTCCTTAAAATATGACTTCAAAACGGTGTCCTCTGTCACGCTCTGTTTGCCTGTAATAAGGCTTGCGAGCTTGTCATAATCAAAGGCAGGAGCGTTCCCTTGTGGAGTTCCCTGCGGTGCAGGTGTCGGTTCATTGGGGGTTGGTGTTGGATTTGGTTCTGCCATTTTTTCATATCCTTTCAGTTTTTTCGGGTGTCTCCCGTAATCAGTTTATAGAGTGTCTCTCTGTTTCAGTTTTGCACGGTGTCTCCCGTAGTTTAATGTCTTCGGACCATAAAAAAGCACCTTACATATTCGTAAAGTGCTTAATCTGCTGATTCTGTTTTCTTTGCTCTCGGCTTTTTGGGAGCGTCAGGCTTGACCTCTTCTGCAAAACCACCGTCAATGAGTTCCTTTGCTCTCTGCTCGGAGCATTCAAAAACTTCATTCACAGGTCGGGTTACATAACCGTTCTGCCTGTCGTTAAATGCTGTTGTTACTCTGATTTTCATTCTGTCACCACCTTTCAAAACCGGTCGAAATCAACGGGTTTAAATGCAAAAAGCACCCTATAATCAACATTGCTGTCGATTATAAAATGCTCAATTCGTAATTTTATGCTGTTTTTGTGAATTGCATATAACAAAACCGCCCTTTTTACGGAACGGTTAGATTATGCCACTATCTTTTAGATATTGCATTTTTTGTTTCTCTCTAAGCTTACTGTAAAGCGCTTCAGCATCTTTAGCTTCTTGTGGAGCATCTTCACGCAAAGTGACATTTAAACCATTTGTTACAAGGTACGGCTTAAACGCATTCCATAGAGATTTTTGTTCTTCAGTTTGTATCAATCTCATACCATCATCACCCTAAAAGTTTGCTGACTCTGTACTCGTTATACACTTCATCCATAGCTTTATCTTTTAAGCATTCAAAAGCATACTCACTTATATCCTCTATATTATAACCGTTATTTATCAATTTTTCAACCTTTGGAGCATAAATTTTATTAAGGTAATCGCAATATTCAAAATAATCGTTAATACCTCCGAATTTTGCTCTGTAATTTTTAGCGTCTTGCCAATGAATCAGTTCGTGAAGAATTGTACTCAATCCGTCTTGCGGACAAGCCAAGTTTTCTTGTAAATCTGACAAATCACTTGTTGAAAAGTATGCTGAATTGACATTTAGAACATTCTGCATTGGCATATATGAAGCAATAGCATTTACTCGCATTTCTTCGGGAGAGATAATACAAATATCAGGTTTTCCGCTTGTTTCAACCTCTCCGAGCATATCAAACGCTTTTCTCACTTGCATATCAAAATCATGAAGTTCTTTTCGTTTTAGCTTTACCTTATCTGAAATATAAACATTGTCACACAATGTATTTGCCTTGCGGGTATCAATTGTAATTGTTTCGCCCTCAATTTTGCGTTCAAAAGTTTTTGATATATCTTCCTTAAAAACAGGTCTGTAATATTTTTGTTCATCAGTCTTCAAAGAAAATCGTTTTGCCTTTTCTTCAAGCGTATTCGCCCTATCGTGCCACTCATCGGCTCGGGTTTGGACAATGCGTTTATTGTCCTTATCAAGACTGTATTCGGCACGGCGGTCAAAGCGTTCTGCCTGTCGCTGTGCATACTGCTGTTTTTCCTCAATTCCTCGCTGACGGTCAAGCTCTTTGATTTCATAGTCAGACAGCGGTGCGTCCAAATCATCAAGTTCGGGATAATATGTACTTGTGCTGTCCTTACATCTCGGATGAAACAAACCGTTCTTGATTGCGGTTGAGAGAAGCGGATAGTTTCCGTCTGACTTTTTGCCGTTTGAATAAACATCGTCAATAAACACCTTGCCGATATATTTTGCACAATCGGGGCAACCGCCCTGTCTTGAGTTCACAACAACGAGGGATACTCCCCATTCGGCTCGCTTTTCGCCCTCACCACGCAGATAGGCTCTTTTGTTGGCTGTTTTAACCGCCATATCCGCATAATCCGAGAGCGTATGCCTTGCACCGTTTTTGTATTCCACACAATTAAGACCTGCGTTGAGCATATCCTTGCAGGCGATGTCAACGGCTTGTTCGTATGTAACCGCACCCGTATTCATTGCTACCTGCGCATTGTATATCGCCTTGCGGTACTTGTCATTGCTCATACGCAAAACTGCCGTTTCTGCCCTCTTTAAATCGTCTGTGGTCGATTTTATGAGTGCGTCAAGTTTACGGTCATTCACCTTAAAAAACTCGGCTGTGCTGTGTGCTGACGGCTTTTTCGGGGCTTTGAAACCGTCCTTGACAGCTTCAAGAATTTCTGCCTCCTGACTTGCATTTCCGTCAGCTTTGGCGGTGCGAATCATCTCTTCAACCTTGCTGTTAATGGTTTTGAAACGCTTGCCGAATTTCTTTGCGTTGTGCTTGCGGTACTCTTCAAGACTTTTGAGCTGTTCAGCCTGCCATTGTGTCCAGTTGTAACCCTCTTTGGTTTCTTCGGCTCTGTGACGGCTGAAATTGCGCATCATGCTGTCGATAAGCTCGTTTTCGATTTCTTCAAAGGCTTTTCCGATATCATAATCACTCATCTGTCAGTCCTGCCAAATCATCGAATGATGAGGTTTCTCCCTCGCCTGCAATGCCCTGTTCCTCTTTAATTCTCTGTACCTCTTCGGCTTTCCAATCGTCCGACTTGCTGTCGCCGTACAATTCTTCAACCGAGGTTTCAACTGACATCAAACCGCCCTGTCTTGCTTTTGACACGGTTTCAACCTGACTTTCAAAGCTCGGATTTGCATATTCACCGAAGTTTACGGATACTTCCAAGCCCTCAACAATACCCTTGCCGTTAAGCTCACTATCGGCATTAAGTACGGCAAGGACAAGGCTCTGCAAGGCATTTTGAGTAATCTTGATAAGATTTTGCCTTGTGTATAAAGTTGTTTTCTCTTTCTCCCTCTGTGCCTCTGCATTGTCGAGTTTTTTCGTATCAATACCGAGGGTTGACGGAGAAATAACCCCCTGTAAGCAGAGGTCGAGGGCAGTAATGTATGAACTCAAATAGCTTTCATGCTGAATCTGCGGACTTTCGGTGTAAATCCTGTTGCCGTTGCCGTTTTCAGACATATCGTTGCCCACGGTGATAAATCGGTTGTCAAACGGATTTGGCGATATCGGCTGACAGGTTTCGGGATTTCTCGGAACAAGGCAGTCAGGCACATACTGCTTTGTTCGGCAGGCTCTGAGTGCGTCCATCCACTGTGACCACACTTCATCAAGGCTGTCGAAAGCGTCTGTTTTTATGCCAATAATGCCCGCACCTCTGCCCTTGTGGCACGATTTGCCGTAAAGGACAGGTACAGCCCACATATATGATTCGTCAAATGTAACGCCCTTTGAATCAATCCACGAAAGAGCGTCAACCGTGTGCAGGTCAATCTCTTTGCCGTTGTCATCATACAAAGCATAGTGAATATAGCCGTAACCGTATGTTTCTTCAAAACGGTAACGGCGGTGTTTTTGCGTGTAATCGGTGTAAAACTTAACCTCTCGGATTCTGCCACGCACATATGTAAAGTCGATGTTTTCGGCAGGATACCATTCAACAATCGGAACATCTGATACAGCCGTGTCAAAGCTGACCTTAAAAGCACCGTCACCGACAACACATAGGTCACGGAGCATTTGCTTAACCGTGTCGGATAGCTTGTTCTGCTTTTCAATGTCTTCCCAACGCTCTGCATAAGCGGTTGAATTTTTGCTTGTAACATCTGTGCCGTTGTAGTCGGCAATTACGATATTCACAAGCGTTTCGCAGATGAGTGCCGGCAAGCCCGTATGTATTTTACGGATTTCAAGCCCCTTTGTGCTTTTTGCCGCCCAAAACATAGTTTTGTTTGTGTCAATCTGCTTGTACAGCTCCGCAAGCTGTCTGCTGTTGCCCCAATACCAAATGCGATTGATAAAGCACTCGGTCAGATGATTGCTTGTTTCGGTGACGGTAATTGTTTTGTCGCTTGCAGGAGTAATCTGCAAAAAGTTTTTAATTCCCAATCTGATAGATTCAGCCATTCTGTTAATCAGCCCCATTTATTTCACTTCCAATAATATTTTTAAACGGTAGCCACGCATATTGACCGCTGTTAATGCAATGGTCGTGACCGTCCTCGGGTGTGTTGTCTTTATCCTCTCGCCAGCTGTAAATTTCAAACTCGGCAATCGTGTTTTTGCAATGGTCAAGCACAAAATAACAGTCAGTGGCAAGCCAGCCGAGTACAAGATTGATTCGGTCGATAATCCTCGTTTTCTTCCATGCATTTGCAAAGTCATAGACACAGCCGTGCTGTCGCTTATACTTTTGAAATTCGGTAATAGTCGCTTGGTCGGCGCTGTCAATAAAAGCCGTGCGTGCAAAGCCCCATTCATCACGGTTGCGGTCAAGAAAATCAATAAAATTCTTCACCGTGTCACTCGGTGCAATAGGCGTTTGCATTTCAGCGTTGTTATAAACTCTTTCATCAAGCTGAACACACTTGCCGTGATTGGTAATGCCGTAAAATGTCATTGCGATAGTGTCAGGCGACTTTTGCGAATAAGCGGTATCAAGACCTGCGGTGAACTGAACAAAGTGTTCCGACTTGCGGTTACAGTTCAAAAACTTTTCTGCCCACTCTTTTGATTTGATATGTCTTGCCCTCTCAAAATTCGGGAACACAAGACCTGTTGCTCTGCCTCGCAAACCTAAGATTTTATTTTTATAGAGCTTTGTACCTTTCGGTGCAGAGTTCTTTTTCTTTTCAATCTGTTCGGGTGTAAGACTTAAATTGTCGGCAAAAGAAAAGAACCAATACCGCCAATTCGGTACAGGTTCTTCGGTAAGCTCCGCCGTAATCTCGGGAGAAACATCGTTTTCATATTTTTTAAAAGGACGGGAGCGGTTGACAAACTCCTTATACACAGGCAGACTCGGATCGTCGGGATTCAGCGTTGCAAGCATATAGTCATTACGGGTTGACATCTCTCGGATAAACTCGATATCAGCGGTGTTGATTTCGTCAATATAAACGCACCCAAACTGCGCACCGAGAACCATTTCCCACTTATCTCGACTGCTGTAGCCGAGAATGTATATTACCTTGCCCTCGAACTTGATATGCGGAAGTTTGTAGTCCTTGTCGCCGTTACCGCAATAAACAGCATTTCTGTGCAGGTCGAGAATACCATTGTCCTGCTGAATGATAGTTTCTTCCGCCTTACCTGTTGTTTTGGCGGCTATTGCGTGCAGTTTTTTCGGCGACTGCGACACCATTCGCATAAACTTAACGCCTGCTCCGACGGTAGTTTTGCCAGAGGCGGTAGTGCCTTCAAGAAATTCAGCCGACACATTCGTGGTGTTGATGAAGTCAATGTATTTTTGCGACAAAGGAAAGCTACTCACTCAAGCCCTCACCGCCCAACTGCCTGAACACATCGGATAGCTTTTCGGACTGCTCAACTTTCGCATCAACCTTAACGGTGTATTCACCCGTCATCTTGTTGAGCGTGTCAATCGCCCTGATTCTGTCGGAGGTGTCCTGCTCGTCATTCCTTGCAATGTCAGACAAAGCAACCTGCCTGTCCTTTGCACTCATAATGCGTTCGTCCTTGAGCTTATCGGAAAGCTCCTTGATGTATTTTGAAACTCCAACATTCTCCAACAATTCATACGCTCTTGCGTTTGCGTAATTTTCTGAATATCCTGCCTGTATCGCACTCTGAACGGTGTTACCGCTCTGCGCATAATATTCCGCAAACTTTCTCTGCCTTGCATTTAATTTTTCTTTCACGGTATCACCGCCTTTCGCATTAACACAAAACCGCCCACAGCTGGAACTATGAGCGGTCTGTGCAATTTTTTTAACTTAGGAGAGTTTCGCATATGTCCTGTTTGTCAAACTTTCATAATACCATTATACGCAGGGTAAGGGTGACATTCAATGACATTTCAAAATAATTTTACGAGAAATCGAACTTTTTTCTGAACGCCTGTAACGCTTCGCCGTGCAATCTCAGGGTATGCCTTACGCTCATTTCCATACTCTCAGCAATATCCTCCCACCTCTGACAATTTATGTAATACTCGGTCAAAATTGCAATGTAACGGTAATCGTCAAGTGCGTTGATTTTACTGCGGATTTCAGTTTTCAACCGCACAAGATTGTCAATTTCCCGATTGATTTCAGCCTGAAGGTCTGCAATCCTGTCAACAATACGCATAGGGTCATTCACTCCTGATGTCTTAACAGGCTCGTTCTGCCTAACCGATACCTGTGCAATATTCAGCCTAAGTTTCGACAGCTCGTGTTCTTTCGTTCTGATCAGCTTATCCGAAACCCTGACCGAATATAAATAATCTTTAACCGTCAATCTATATCACTCCTCCAAATTTTCAAGAAAATGACCTACCCTTGCGTATGCAGTTATCATTCCTTCAAATATATAAAAGTCTTTTCCTCTTCGCTTTTTGCTGTCATATACTTGTTTTTGCTTTTTGGATAAGAGTTCTACACATTCTTCTATATGCTGTTTTAATTCTTCAATTTTCATTCTTCTACCTCACTTTCCGCAATAGGAATAGGCTGATTCCAGCATTCAGCACAGTAATTGTCTGTTCCGCCGCAATCTTCTATCTCATTCAGTCCTAAATGAGGTGGGCATATCCATTTAGGCAATCCTTTATTGTTAAGCTCTACTTTTGGAAAATACTTTAGCAATTCGGACAAATAAGTTTTCTGTGGATGCTCATCGCTCCACTTCTGAACAATTGAAATTGCTTGTAAAGGGTAATGCATTTCAAAGGTTGTACAGCTTATAAGTTCAGATGCGCCGTTATTTGTATATGATAATGGACATTCTGAGCATTTAATGTCACACCCTTTATCCTTTAACCTTTTCGTCATTCTTAGTTTTTCACTAAGATAATTCGCTGTTTCTGAACAATCAATCATTTTCTTCACCTCTCAACGATTTGGCAATTCTTTGTTGGTTCTTGCGGATAAGGTCATTTATGTTGCAGAATAAATAATATGTCAACCCTCTTATCTCTTCTATATCATCTGTGATCATAATGCGATTGAGTTCACCATCAATCATATCACGGGTGTTATTGATTTCCTGACTGAGTTTCATTTCTATCACTCTCCTCGTAATTTACAACTTTTCCATTGTCGGTATAGTCCCGTTTGTCAAATTCAAGTTTCAGCTTGTCGATGACAACCCTGTCGATATGCTCCCAAAAACACTTCGTCCGTGTCGGAGTGTTCAATTATTTCGGTCATAGACTTCAAAGCCTTTGCACATCTGTCACGACCAAAGCCGAAATCCTTATACAAAGCATACAGCATTGTTTTAAATACTCTGCGCGTGATGTCTTTGTTTTCTTTTTCTCGGATCTGTTCATATGCGCTTTTTGCAATCCGTTCAGCTTCCTGTTTAAGCTGTTTCGGGATTTTAGGCGGTATTCTTGCTTTCAATGTCGATTCTCCTTTCGTCAATCTTATCAAGTGCAGTTACAACCAACGAGCTTTTGGCTTTGGTGTCCATAAGCTCTGCTTGATAATAAAACTGACCTGTTGTATTCCGTCTGATGATACAACCTTTCAGAATGTATTCTGCACCGTTGTACAGCACGGTTCTTTCAAGGTTGCGTTTAACTTCCGAGATATTCACAGTTCTTCCACCTTGATGTAAATACCCGAAACCTCTGCCCAAAACTTTTCACATATCTCACTTGCAACAAGTGCGTCATCAGACCAAAAGCCGAGAGCGGTCATACAGTCTTTTAGCATTTTTTGCAGATTGTCTGTGTCGGGCTTTGTTGTACGATATTCGCCGTCCTGATGTTTACCACGAGGAAAGCACCACTTTGTTATCAGTCTGACACCCGACTTGTACGGTTCTGACGGTTTGAACTTTGCCAAATGTGATGTGAGCTTTTCTCTTGCCTGTTTCACCTCGGGCGGATTATAAAAAACAGGTTTACCATTTTTTACCATAACCTTATGTTCCTGTGCAGTTACAGTCGGCGGTATCATCGCCATAAAAAATTCCATTTTTAATATTTCACTCCTTTAAAGCATTAAAGCTACTTTTGATTTTTGAATTTTGCTTTTAGTCACAGGTCAGGGGAAGGAGTTGTTGTGCGTAAGCTTCGCACAACTACTTCACCCCTGTGACCTTAGGGAACGGAAACCGTTTATATATACGTAGTATATATACTTTTTCTTTCCCTCGGAAAATCTCGAGAAAAAAGTCATTTTCCGTCATTTTCGGAAAGGGAATTTCTCGGGAAATTTTCCCTATTTTCCCTCACGGAAAGGGAAATTCTCGATAAAATTTTCCTTCCAAATTTGACAGAAAGGGAAAATTTATTCGACTTTTTCCTTTTCCCTCAATCCTG